CCGCTCAGGAACAGGCCGAGATTCTTCACAAGGAACAGTGCATTGTCCCAATTCACACCGTTGCTCACCATGTCGCTGATAGCAGAGACGATACCAGTCAGCCCGGAGATAACCAGCATTGCCCCTGCCATCTTGATGTTGCCGAACAGGAGGAACGCCGCACCGAGAGCTTCTGCAAAGCCGCTGATTAGCTTGGTGACATTGGTGAAGTTTGCGCCATTCGCCATGATGTCTTGGATAGCTTCTTTCATGGTGTTCCATGCGTCCAAGAACAGGCCAAGCCCCGCAATTTTGAAACCGATACTGCCTACGATGTTGAAGCCCTTCATGGTGGACAGCCACCGCAGGAAATCTTGTACACCCTTGGCAATCTTCCAAGCGAGGAAAGCCGCACCAATGGCAACGACACCGGCGAGGATTTCATCAATGTTCTCCCTTACCCAATCGAGGAAGGGCTTAATCTTCGCCATGATTTTGTCCACCTGCTCGTTCACTGCGTCTCCAATGAAGTCATAGGTGGGAAGCTCAAAGCCGAGACCGCCACCGCCAATACCGCCGAGACCTGTACCTCCACCTGCGCTGTCCTCAGGAGGGGAGATAACATTCAGCTCGTCAATACCGAGCAGTGCGTTTTTCAGCTCCTTCGCTTTCTTGGAAGCGTCTCCCAAACCGTCAGCCGCTTCACCTGCGCCGCTTGCCACACCGCCGATTGCGTCCGCTCCCACATCGAACTCTGGAATCGAAACCCCGAAGAAGCTGGCAATAATCTCAGCGACAATCCGAATTGCTTTTGCCAGTGCGATTGCATAAGGCAAAATGGCTTTCAGAATCGGGAGGAAAAGGTTGCCCAAGGCACGAGTGGCCTGTTCCACCTGCGCTTGCAGAATACGAAGCTGGTTCGCAGGGGCTTCCAGAGTACGAGCCATATCGCCCTGAGCGTTTGTAACCTGCGTCATGATAGCATAGTAACGCAACTCGGCCTTTTCAGCCTGAGTCATGCTCGTAACGCTTCTGTCAATGCCGAGGTTGTAGGCTTCCTGTTGCAGACGAGCCACAGACAGGTCATAGCCGAGTCTACGAAGCGGCTCAAGCTCACCAGAGATACCAGACTCCAACTTCTGGAAAGCGTCAGAGGTGCTGATATTGTAGAACGAAGCCAAATCGTAGGTGAGCTGGGTCAGGTTCTTGCTCATGATGTACGCCCGGTCACTCGCAACGCCAAAACCATCGGTAATCGTCATGAAGACACCCTGATTTCGCATCCACTCGCCGGGGTTGATACCCATGATTTCGCCGACCTGCTCCGCATAATTCTGCGCTTCCTTCGCAAACTGACCCATAGACACATTGAACAGGTTCATGTTCTCAATGTAGCTGTTGGAGTCAGTAATCCAGTTTGCGATAACACCGGCAATCCTTCTCATGCCCATGTACGCCAAGCTGATTTTTGCGGCGAGGTTCACATAGGATTTGCCGAGTACCGTATTGCTTGCCGCAAGGCTTGTATTGCTCTTGAGCAATCTCTGGATTCTTGCCGGGAACGCAGAGAAGCCAGCCGCCACCTTTTCCATCTGCGTAGCCAGAGGGGTAATGGCAGTAGCAACTCGATTGCACTGTTCGGCAAAAGAGTCAAGGTCGGTCTTTCTCAAAGACTCCGTTACGGTGTCAATCTGAGGAGCGAGTTTCACGAGCTTGTCCAGCCCGTTTGCGAGAGAACCAAAGCCAGACTTTTGGACGCTCTCCAAGGGTTTGAGTGCGTCCACCAGTCCTTGTACTTGCTCCCGTGCAAGGGTCAGCCCTGTCAGGCCAGAAACGCTCTGACTGAACTTCTTGAGAGAGTTCGACAGTGCGCCAAGGCCAACGCCGCCCTTGCTTACGGGAGCGGTTGCGGCTTTCAGCCGTCTAAGAGACTCGGAAAGTGCGTCTATGCCGCCAACGGCAGATGTAGAATTAGATTGTACTTCAAGCTCCAACTGCTCGATTGTCGTAGACATAATGCTCACTTCCCTTCAAACTTTTTATTGTGGCTTGCCATGAATCCTTCCATCATGCGCTTACCCTTGTCGTACACGCCCTTGGCATGTTCCTCCTCTCTGAGTTCCACCTGCTTCTCAGTGAGTGCGTAGGCTTCCGAGAGATACGGAACAGGCTTTGCTCCTTTTTTGGCAAAAGCGTGGAGAACGGGGGTAACTCGGCACAGAGCGTCATAGAAGTACGCACCCTGTAACCACATTTCCTGATTTCTGCGATTCACTCTGAGTTCTTCCGCTTTACGGTATGCCACCACGAGCATACTGTCTTTGTCCCAATACTGTTCCTCGCTCATGCCAATGGCAAGATAGTGGGGGAACAACTCGTTGAACTTTTCGGTGTAAGTAGAGAGGGGAGCAGTGGCAGAACTACCACCACTCCCCTCAGTGGAGGACAGCGAACCACTTACCAAGTCGCTGTCCAGTCCAAGTTTCCCTCGGCTTTCTCAGGCTCCTCAACGAGAGCCAGAATCGGCTCGTTGTACATTTCAGCCAGCTTGCCGATAAGGTCTTCCTTCTTGGTAAGTTTGGAATAGATGTCGTTGATGATGTCTTCCTTGACGAAACGGTGATGGGCAAGGAATGCACCGGCGAACAGTGCGGGGAGAGTAGTCATGGGCTTGTCCGTGATGTCGGAAGCGATAAAGCCCTTCTTCTCCATTTCCGCAACCGTTCTGCGGGTAAATTCCAACGTGTAATCCTTGCCGTCATAGGTGAAAGTCAACTGCTTTACCATGTTTCTGTCCTCCTAAAAATTCTTATGCGTCTGCGCCAACAGTGATAGGTGTAGACGGTGCGATAGTGATAGTCATGTCAACGACCTCGTTGACACCGCCGCCAACCGGGAACACGGAAAGCTGACCCTTGAACTCAAACTTACCGTCAGTGCCGGTAGGAGTCAGGGTGCCACCCTCGCCGGTGCCGCCAAACCACACGGCATAGTCCTTCTCCTGACCTTCGAGGGCTTTCAGCTTGGTAAAGTCCTCTTTGGTGTAGTTCGCAGTGAACTCAAGAGCGTCAAGAGACTGGATACCCGGAATGTGAGTCTGCATATTGTCAGACAGGGTGGTGGTTTCCAGCATTTCGGGTGCGCCGCCGAGGTCGGGAAACTCTTTAATGTCGATCAGTTTCTCCCATGTTTCCTCATTCTTCTGCATGAGAAAAATCTTGTAGGTAGAAATTGCCATGATATGTTACCTCCTGTAAATCGTTTTTTCTTTGGATATGACAGCTCGGTATCGACCGAGCATACGATAGATTGTCGCATTGTCCTGATTGGGGACAGGTTCAAGCATGGTGCGTGTGAAGTTCAGCTCCATCAGGATTTCATCAATGAATCCCACAATTTCCTTGCACTCAGCTTTTTTTCCCTTCGTGCGGTTGGAGTAGACATTCAGCTCGTACATGACCGCCACATGGTTTTCCTTGCCCTCGGTGGTCTGCGAGTTTCGGAATGTGGCGTTGTCTACCTCAACGAGCGATACGCACGGGAAGGAGGGCGGTGTCTTGACATACTCGCCGGTCATGAAGATGTCGGGGTACTTTTCCCGTACTTTTCCAGACACCTCGTTGAAAATCTCGGTTTCAAGGTCAATCACTGAAACACCTCCTTCGCAATACTCGCAATTTCATCACAGACGGTCTTCATGGCGTTGTACATGGGCATGACAGCGGGTGCGCCGTGAGTCAGTCTAAGTTCACCGTCCTCATAGAACCCCCATGTTTTTCGCTTGCCCATGCCCTTGCCGTAGCCGCCAATGGTGAAACCAAGCTCAGCCCCCTTCGGGTGAGGAGAACTGCCAGCAGAACCGTTGTGGTAAACGCCAGCACCAAATTCCACCCACACAGCGTCCTCGCCAGCGGCGATAACGACCGAGACATTCTCTCGCTCGTCAATAGAAACCTGCACTTCGGCTCGTCTCGCCCCGCCGCTTTCATCGGTCAAATCGTCAACGACTGCACCGTTGAAGCCGCTTTGAGCGAGAGTTCCAATCCGCTCGGCAATCTTCTTCCGAAGAAGTTCCGTCTTGCGAATGATTTCCAGCTTGTACTGCTCAAGCTCTTTGATAGCTCGGTCAATGTCCTTCTCGGACAGTCTGATACGAATAACCTTCTTACCCACTGACACTCACCTTGCTTATCGCCAGCGACACCACATTCAGGCTCTTAGCAACCTTCTTCACGATGTAGTCATGAGGGGTGATGATTTCACCCTTCTCGTTCACCGCAAGAGAGCCGTTTTCGTCCAGTTGTGGCGTGAGGTCAACCCAAAGCACCGCATATTCATCAATCGGGGGAGCGTCACTGTCCATGACAATCACTTTGTCGTAGGACTCGTTCTCCCCGAACTGACGGGTCTGCGTTTCGCCCTTCGCCGCCGAAATGTTGGCGTAGAACTCAGTGGGCTTGCCGTGCTGGACATCATACTCGCCGGTCACATTGCCGTACTCGTCTGTAATGGGGGTCTTACCCTCATACAGCGCATAGAAGAACTTGGTTTTGTTCCTGCTCATACACTTCATCAAACCACCCCGCAGTGCGGAATGACCGCTTTCAGCATAGAAGCAGGGACATCACCGTTTTCGTAGGTTCTCGACACACCATTCTCGGTGTGAGAGGTCTGCCCCTCAGCTCCTCGTTTGTTCAGCATGTACGCCGCAATCTCCACTTGGAGGTGTGCGTACTGCGCCGGGACTTCGGTTATGTCGTTCTGGTAGGGATAGGCTTTCGCAATAATCTTGCTCCCCGCAAAAGTGAGGTAGGTGGACAACACTTCGTCAGAGTCAGAACTTCCTACCATGACCTTGAGAGCGGTCAGCTTTTCCTCCTGAGTCATGTTGTCGCACCTCCTTCTCAATCATTTTTGTCTGAGGTTTCCTCAGAGGGTTCCGGCTCAGGTTCGCTTACGGCGGTTTCCTCAGAGGGTTCCTCCACAATGAACACACGGTTCAGCGGGTTCTTCCCCTCAGCCAGCTCCTTGATACGAGCCTTGGTCGGCTTGTACCCCTCCACGGGGTACACATCACCGACAGCGTAGTGGTGTTCATCATTTTTCAAATCCCGGAATGGGCTGATTACTCGATACATTTCTGTCCTCCATTTCCACTTCGATTACACGCCGGGAGAGACGGTAATCTTCACAGCCTTGGTCTCGTCAGTCAGAGCGGCAAGATAGTACTTCCGAGAGAAGATGGTGTTCAGACGGGTGTTCGCCGCAGTCTCGGAACGGTTGTTGGCAGTAACCTGCTCAACCTCGACACCCTTCTTGTTGAACAGGGTGACGGCTTCACGAGTGCCGATGATGATAGTGCCTGTCACAGCGTCCTTCTTGGTGTACAGGTTCACACCAGCCACAGTGCCGACATAGCCGGTACGGGCAAAGGATTCCACATACTTGAGGTCTTCCTTCAACGCCTTGCGGATAGAAGCCATGTCAGCCGCATTGACGAAGCCGAAGATGTTTACGCCCTCAATCTGCTCAAGGTTCAGCTTGGCAACAGCGTCAGCGAAAGTGCCGAAGCCGTAATCAGTGGCGGCAACCGCCAGAGTAGCCTTGTTGAACTCAGCGAAGATGTCCTTGTTGACGGTGTTGAACATGTCAGTACCCATGTGGCGAACGCCGACAGGAACCAGCATGGGGTCGGTCATAGCCTGCTCGTCATAGTACTCGAAGCGGTTCTGAGCCAGCAGGATTTCATACTCCTTATCGGTGTAGGAAACCTGAATGGTCTTGCTGTTGCCAGCACCCATAGCCAGCTTCTCAGTACCGTCAGTAGCCTTGTAGACATTGACCTTGCGCTTCATACCAGCCTGTCCCACCAGACTATTATCAACAGTACAGAACTGCTGTAAGTCAAGGTGAGAATTGTACTGGTCTTCAACCTCGTTGGAGAGGTAGAAATTGTCGTAGATAGTATGAGTAAAAGCCATTATTCTTTACCTCCATAAAGTTCTTTGTACTCGTCAGGGTGTTCCGTATAGAACTTATGACGCTCTGCCGGGTCGAGCTTTCGGAACTTTTCGAGCGTCATGGTCTTGGAATCCCCGTCATGGGTGGGTTTCGGTGTATCTTTGAGAGCTTCCGCACGAACCTTCTTCTCAAAGGAAGCCAAGTGCTTCTGCTGATTGGCAAAAACCTTCTCGGAATCGCCATCTGCCATAGCTTCTGCCGTTTCATCGGCGAGGGATTCATCGTAGCCGAGAGCGACCAGCTTCGCCTTGTTCTTGGCGATAATAGACTCACGCAGGAGCTTGTCGTACTTGTTTTGAAGCTCCTCACGCTCCTCCTGTTCCTTCTGCTTCTTCTGCTCGTCCTCGGTCATTTTCTCTCTGAGCTGTTTCTTATAGCCAGCGGCTTCGCTATTGCTCTTGGACAGAGCGTTTTTCAGACGCTCAATCTCAGCGGAATTGTCTTCCGGGACATTCACCTTTTCCAGAGCGGCTTCGACCTCCTCAAAGGTCATACCCTCCTTGTAAGCGTCCCCAAGCACTTCTTTAAGGTTCATTGTGTTTTCCTCCTTGCGTTTCATAGGTAGTTCACTCTACACGGATTTCTGTTTGAAGGGTTGTCTCCCTGTTGCGTTTTAAGGTGTTCCCTCACCATAACCAAGCGGAAAACCGCTTTAATTATTCGTCTTCGTCAGAACCGTTCGGATTTCCCGAACCATCGGTGTTGTTCTGAGCCGTCTTCTGCTGTTGCGCCAGCTTCTCTTGCTGTTCCTCGTAATACTTCATACTCAGGGTGTATGCTCTCTCCGGGTCAACGAACAAGCCGCTATGCTGGAACGCCAGAAGGGGGTGAATCTTCGGCTGTTGGAGCATGGACACCAGAACTTGCGATTTGCTCTGGATGTTCTCGTAGTTGCGTCTGGTGAACTGCAACTCGATGTCTTTCAACCGCAGGTTGATGTTCTCGGACAGGTCACGGCAGATACGAAGAACCAGCTTGAGCATTTTCTTCTCTGCCTTTTTGAACATGTGTTCACTGTCCTTGGCTCTCGCTTCCGCAAGAGACCAGCCGTCTCGCAGGAGTACCGCCGCCCCCGTGTCAGAGGTAGAAGTACCGCCGTTGCGGTTCGGCATACCACAGATAGTGAGAACAGCGTTGTACAAATCGTCCTTGAGCGTCTGAGTCTGAACCTGATTCAGCTCCTTCACCACGAGGTCAACATCAATGTTCCCGCCGCTGTCGTTGGGCGGCACAAGGATTGCGCCCTCCTCAAGAAACTCTTTGAACTTCTCCTTCTCAATGCGACAGCCGATGAACTTCCAGAACGCCTGAATGAACTGCTCCACGCCGTCCATGCGGTTGGACTCCGCATTGTTGATTGCGTCCAGCAGGGGAAGAACAATCTCGAAAGAGCCGAGCCGAGCATTGTTCGCCGGGTACTCGAAAATGGGAATCATGTCCAGCGCATGGGACTTGGACTCGGCCTTGTTGATGATGTCTCCGTCAATCAACCAGTAGTAGTTCTCGGTGTAGACCGAGTAGTGCGTGACCTCGTTCTCGTCCTTGCTGTACTTCACTGCCATCAGGGGCTTATTCCCGATTTCATTGGAGTACACAACGAAGGTGTCACGAGGGTCAAGGGTGTACATTTCAAACGGGGACTCGTCTTCCTCGTTGGGTTCATCGGGCAGAACCAGACGATAAGCGGTTCCGCAAATCATCTGCCACTCCACAATCTCTTGGTCTTGCGTGGCCTTATCCTCAGCGAACATCAGCTCGTTCAGGGCGGTAATGCCCTTGGTGACGCTCTCCTCGGTGCTTCTACCGATGTACTGAATCGGCTCACCACACAGGTAGCCGACCTTGAAGGAGACAATCTCGTTTGCCCGGTTCTCCACAATCTTGTTGCAGATTTCAGGACGGACATCCTTTTTCCGATTCAAAATCGGCTGTTTGCCCTTGTAGTAGTTCCACAGGTAATCAATCTCGCTTCGGTTGAAAGCGTGGTCACTGAGAGCTTTCTGCAAGACCTCGACCACATTCCCGTCCGTGATTTCCTTCACGCTGGATTTGATAACCCGTCTGCCACTCATTTGCCGAGTCTCGCTCATGGGCTTGGAAGTGTCGATTTCGTTTCCCAAGACTGTCCCTCCTCTCCTCAGAAATTGAAAATGGCGCATGACTGTTTGAGCTTTTCGCTCTCGCAATCATGCGCCACATCTATGCCATAATTATTCGTGTATATTATAGCATTTCGGTTCGTAAAAGTCAAGTTCTAATTCTTGTTTTAGGAATTAAATGTTGAAAACCATGTGGAAATTGTGAATTACCACGGACGCTTGAAGACCTCAACAGTCTGACCACCCAAACTCTGAGCATACTCAGCCAGCATTGCCATGCCATCGGGGACATCATCGTGTTTGTTCTTACCCGCCATCGTGTAAGAGCAGAGCATGTCCATCATCTTGCCGTAATCAGACTTGCGCTGGTACAGAGAAGCGTCTTTGAACAGGCAATGCTCTTTGACCCATGCGCTGTTCACGATGATTTTCGTTTCCTTGTTGGTAGTGGTGAACTTGGTGGTGATGTGGGTGATACCGCCCTTTTTCTTCACTTCCTCCTGAATCTTCTCGGCAACCCGCCGACCTGCGGAATTGGACTCGAAGCGGCAGGACTTCACCTTGTCCCGGACGAGGATTTCCGTCAGCCGTGCGTCCACGATGTTGGGCAGACCGTTATCACAGACGCAATCGTCAATGTAGTAGTCCTGCCCATACACATAGGCCACCGGGAGGAAAGCGTAGTCTGCGCCCTTGTCCTTGGTGTCGCAGATACCGATGATTGCGTCAGGTTCTTCCTTCGGAAGCTCGAAGTACCGGCGAAGCTCGTCCTCGGAGTAGACAAGACCCTCTCGCTCAATCGGCTCGTTCATATACAACGCTCGCCAGCTCACATCGTCCATGATGTTTCTCTGCTCACGGTAGAAACTGGTGCTGAACCCGACACCGTAGGCGTAATCGAAATTGGACTCGTCATTCTCGTCCAGAGCGGGAATGACGATGAACTTCGCTCTGTCGCTGTCGATATACTCCCGTTCGAGCCGCCCAATGACATCGTGAACAGACCACCGGGTCGCAATGTGAAGCTCTTTGCAGTTGTGTCCGATTTTACGCTGTCTCAAGTCCGTGGTGTAGGTCTCCCACAGTTTATCCAGCCGCTCCTTCGACAACGCCACCTCGATACCAGATACCAAGTCATCACAGTAGAGCAGGGTTGCGGCACGATACAGACCAGCGTTGCCGGTTCCGATGGAGGTGAACTCCAAGGTCTCAAAACGCTGTCGTTTGTCGAGGTCGATACGGCAATCCTTGGCGTTGGTGTTGGACACCTTCACATTCGGAAAAACATCGTGCCAGAGATAATCCCCGTTTTCGTCCATAATGCGTAGACATTCATCATAAACGCCACGCACAAAGGAATTAGAGTGAGAACCCGTCAGCATAGGTTCATTAGGAATCCTACCGCCAAGCCAAGTCAGGTAGAAAATCGCGAGAGTAGTCTTGCCGCTACCGGGTGGCATAGAAACTGCCAGCAAATCCAGTTTATCATCTGCCAGCTCTTGCAGAGCGTCCACAACCTGCTTCAAAACTTTGCGGCGAGGAGGGTAGAACTTCTTGTCAGGCTCCCGGTTCCACTCTACATAGAGCAGGTAGCAGTCAAAATCATAAGGGGCGGCAGTAAGACATACTCGCCTGTGCAGGTCATAGATCAACCGCACCTGCTCCCCGGAAAGAGACCTGTTGCGCATAGCCCGTTCACACTCAGCAGAGAGAAGTTTCAAAAACTCCACGCCAAGAGCAACATCGTTTTTCATGGCTTCCTTGCTCATGTAATACAGGTCTTCCATGGATTGATAGGCGTGACCCGCCTTTACCTTCTCATAAATCGTTTCAAGTAGATTTCGCATAATACCTCCAAAAAAGAAAATGACGCATGACCGTTTGAGCCTTACGCTCTCGCAATCATGCGCCATTCAATAATCTCGATTATACCTTCCCGTCAATGATGGATTGGAGCTTTGTCCCAAGCTCAAGCCACTTTGGATGAACCTTGTTCCCGATGAACCCGCTGTTCTCGATGTGACAGCTATACCGCTCACCGTTCTTCGTGAAGATTTGCATGAAAAACCCTTCGCCCTCGTTGTAGTAGGTGGTCTGAGATTTCGACCCCGCCGAAGCCGCTCCAACGACAGCCCCAACGCCACCTGCGATAGCCCCGCCGATGATAGCCCGTGTGATAACACCCTTGCTCGTGGTCTGCGTCTGAGCTTTCTGCACCACATTCTCCACGATGGAGTACGAGCTGATTTCATCGTAGGGGATAAGGTATTTGACGAACCATATCACTCGGTTATCGTCACTGAACATGATGTTCTCGTTCGGTGCATACCCGCTGAAACTCTTGAAAATCTGACAGCTCTCAAACAACTTCGCTTGGGAGAGAGCTTCTTTCGCCAAATCAATCTGATACTGGTCTGGCTTCCGCTTTTTCAGGAGCTTGTCGAGCTTCCTCTGCGCCTTTTCGATGTTCTTGGTGTTGTGAAAATTATCGTATTGCCCCATGGTCTTACCCTCCAATCAAGTAGTCAAAGTAGTTGATTTTCGATTTTTCCGTAAACTTTCGCCTAATATGCGCATACTAAGAGGAAGTTACACGCAAAATCCGATTTTCCGCTACTTTAACTACTTCTCCTGCTGATTTCGTACTGCTTGCACTTGCGGAAGAAGGTGGAGTGGGACATCCCCGACTCCTTGATTGCGTCCTTGAGCGGGATTTTGCCAGCCGCCCACGCATTTGCCACGGTGAAGAACCGCTCATTGGCTGGAATCGGCTTGCGCCCCTTGTACTTTCCTTCGGACTTCGCAATTTCAATCCCTTCACGCTGTCTCTCCAAAATGCTTTCCCGCTCGAACTCGGCGAGAGCCGCAAACACGGTCAGCACGAACTTCCCTTGCGGGGTGCTGGTGTCAAACTTCTCCTTCTCGGAGACAAGGTTCACACCGCGCTCGGTCAGCGTTGCGACCGTGGCAAGAAGGTCTCGTGTGCTTCTGGATAGGCGAGAGAACGACTCCACATACAGAGTGTCACCATCACGCAGGAACGAGAGCATTTCGTTGAACTGCGGCCTGTCGGTGTTCTTACCACTGCGCTTCTCGTGGTAGACCTTCTCCACACCAAGGGACTTCATGAGTTCCATCTGTCTCGCCGGGTTTTGTTCTGCGGTGCTTACTCGTACATAACCGACCCTCATGTACTCACCTCCGTTATTCCTCCCGCTTCACATAGGTAAGCTCGATGTCGTAGCCAAGAGCTTCCATGATTTCTACGAAGGTCTTATTCACCAGACCGTCTTTCTTCTTGATAATGCGGTTGACATACTGGCCTGTCGTGCCAATCTTCTCCGCAAGGTTGAGCTGGCTCATGTGAGATTCAAGGCACTTGACCTTCACATCGAGTTCAATGTTGTTGCGTACCATAATGCACCTCCGTTATCTTTGCGAGATTAGTATAGCATTTGAAAAGGTTGTTGTCAACACTAAAAAGATGATTTTATATCCTTTTTGTTTCTTTTTCGATTTTTGGCGTACTCAAGCCACTCCCTGCGGCTCCTGCCCCGGTGCGCCGTCCCCCCTCAGGGGGTGCGGGTGGTGCGCCCACGGGGACAGGCTCCCGCCCCGCCGCCGTCCCGCTCCCGGTGTCAATAGGGCGGGGAAATTGTGGAACCAGTGCCACAAGCCCACGGGGAAACCCTATTGACACAAGCCCCCGCCGCTGTCAATGAAATATACCCCAATGAAACCGGGGCAAGGGGCAAGCCCTCAGCAATGAAGGACAGCCACCAGGACAGGGGCAAGCCCTCAGCAATGCCCAACAGGAACGCACACGCACAACAACAGGAGCGGGAACACGGGACAGGGGACACATGAACAAGTTCCAATATATAGCACCCTCCACAATGCCCCTATAAAGCCCCACAAGCCCCGCAAGGGTGCGGGGGGTATTGGGATATACCCCCGGCGCAAAACGCCGCACACAGGGCATGACAGGCCACGAAAAAAGGACATAAAAAAGCCCCGCCCACAAGGGGCGGGGGTATGTACTTTCAATTTCGTTTCAGAATCTCAGCCAACAGCACGAACGGGAAAACCAGCAGGAACACAAAGCCCATTTTCTACACCTCCTCACACGAACAGGAAACGCCGGGTTTCCGTGGTCTTGGTATACTTGGCGGCGATTTCGGGAAGCTCCTTCTTGAGTGCCGCCGAATCAAGGCGGGAGCTGGTCACTTTCTTGTAGCTCGCTTTGTGTTCGCTCCCCGTCACGGTGTCAAGGCCGTTTTCCGTCATGTAGGTTTTCAGGGTGTCCCGCAAGCTGTCAAGGGTTGCGCTGACCTCCTCGGAAAGCCGGGTATACTCGGCTATTTCCTTCATGAGTGCGTCAAGGTTCTGTCTTGCAATCTCGTTGTAATTCATCGTTCTACCTCCTCGAATCTGTAGAAATTGCTGTTACATTCGGCATAGGCGCAAGGCTGTTCGAACTCTGCGAACCTTCGCCCGTTTGGGTGTTCCTTGATGGAGAGATACACCACACCGCACATATTGCCGTATTTTTCCCGGTTGTCGATTGCGTCCGCAAGGCGGCGCAAATCCTCGCTTGTAAATCGAATCATCATGCGACCTCCTTTTCTACGCTGTAAAAATCGCTGTGCTTGCTGTGGTGTCCGCTGGTCTTGTATCCACAATCTTTCAGAATAGACCAAAAGCAAGAAGCACCCACACCGCCCTCGAAATACGGAAGAACGGAATAACCAGAGCCATAACCGCAGATATTGCGGTTGTCAACACCTGTGCAAGCTGTTTCGCTTGCGTCCGTCTTGCCAGCCCGCAAGCCGTTTTCCTTGAGCTGGTACAGGGCTTTCGAAATGCTGTCGCACTTGTTGAAAGCGTCAGCAATGGCGGCGGATTCTTTATCATAGCCGCAACCGCTCGCCGTTCCGTAATATGTCCCGGTGTTGGTTCTCACTTCAACATGGGGGTTATAGCCCCATGTGCGAGAGCGCACCCAATCAACGGAAACGGAAATGAAAGCGAGGTCGGGCGCATTGGCTACCCTGTCGAGCTTCGCCAGCTTTGCGGCGGTCTTCTTCTCGATTTCCTTCGTTGCTCTCTTGGTGGCAAGCTCGACCGCCTTTTCTCGGCTGATTGTTCCGGCTTGGTACTGCTTCCACCGGGTTTTTGTGCTGTTGGCTTTCAAACCTCTGTCGGGGTCTGTGCGGTGTTCTTCCGCCCATGTCGGAAAATATCCGTTTTCAATGTAGAAAACTGTGTCGGCGGTGTTCTTCTCGGCTTCTTCGGTGATTCTCTTTTCAATCATTGCAAATTCTTTCATTTCAGTTTCCTCCTCTTTCTGTTCGGGTTCTTCGGTGACTGCTTCCGGGGTTTCGATTTCAACAATCGGCATACCCTTGCGGCGAGCTGTTTCTACTTCGTGCGCTTCGGCTTCCCGGATGTCTACCCATTCATACCGGGAATAATGAGCGGCTACAGCTTCGGCGGTCTCTGCGTGGGCGATATTGGAGCAGAACACGCTTTCCGAGTACTTGAAAGAAACGGCGAAATACTTTTTCATGGTGTGAACCTCCCTTTATTATCCGTTTCGGATTGTTTGTTGTCCTGTTGTGATTATAGTATAATTCGCCTTTTCCGAATTGTCAAGGGGTTTTCTGAAATTTTTTATCTTTTTCGGATTGTTTGTTGTCCGCTATACATTATATAGGCAAAAACCGAACCCCGCCGCCGTCCCGCTCCACCGGGACAGGCTCCCGCCCCTGTCGCTTTATTGGTGTAAAGCGTCACCCCGTGAAACCACCACCCCGCCCCGTTGCTTTAATGCTGTAAAGTGCTATCTCGTGAAAATAACAGAAAAACCGCCGCTTTTTCCTTCCAGCAGAAGCCGAGGGTTCCAAGCGGCGGTTTCATAGTCGATAGTCGATAGTCGTTTCATAGTCGAGAGTCGTTAGTCGCTCTCAGAGTCGGAGTCGTTGCCAGAGTCGATAAGGTATCGCTCTCGGATAGAGTCGGGGTCATAGTCGTTGTCCTTGTTGCTGTCGGGGAGTACGGGAGTCACATCCACCTTCTTGACATCCTGATAGCCATAGTTGTTGACTCCGAGGAACACACCCGCCATGGGGTTGATTTTGCCGTTGAGCATGTAGTCCTCCCACAGACATTCCAAAAGTTGGTACGCTTTTTTTACCAAGTCCGTAACGCCTTGCGGCAACGAGGACAGCCCACCCATGGCTCCACTGCCTTGTGTGTTACCCGTCTTGATTTCCCACAGTCTTCTCCTGTCAATCCCCAACGCCATAGCCATACCAGACACGGAGGGCTTCATATCGCTATCCACCATGAGGTTGAAATACTCATTGAGCCTGTTCTGTACCGCAACTTCGTCATGCAAATCAATCTTGGGCATGTTCATGAAGTGCAGGTTCATGCTGGTGTACTTGGCATTATCCCCAGCGTCAAGCGTGAGGGAGCTGGTACTCGTGGGCAATCCAATGCCCTTCGGGTTGTTTCTCTTTGTTGCCATAGTCGTTCTTACCTCCTCAGAGAGTCCTCTTTCTTCTTGTTCTTATAAAGTAGTTAAAGTAGTTGAAAATCAGTTTTTGCGTAAACTTTCGCTATATAGACCCCCTTATAGGAGACTTTTACGCAAAATCAAGATTTGAACTACTTTTACTACTTCTCCTATAACTTTGCGAAAAGACAAGTAGTAGTCCTACAAAGACTATTTCGCAAATGTCGTTTTTGATGATTTTTCAATCCGATTCGGATAATCTGAGGTTTTCGACCGTCACAGTCGCTACCTGCCGCCAGCCCTCGCACCACTCGGCGAGATTTCCTTGCTCAATGTGGCTTGCGATTTCAGTCGGATTGATGTCTGCGATAAGCCCCAAAAGTTCGTCCATAGTCACACCTCACTCGCTTGCCTTGTAGTTGTACAGAGGTTTAATGACCATGAGAATGTCCACTGTCTCGGCGATATTCGCCACGATTTCTGCCATGGGCTTGTAGACCATCGGGCTTTCATCAATCGTGGACTGACTGACCGAGGTAGTGAAGATACCCTTCATGGAGTCCTCAAAGTCGGCGAGACTCACCAGCTCCTTCGCCTTGCTACGGCTCATGATACGACCTGCGCCGTGCGGGGCAGAGTAGTTCCAATCCGGGTTGCCTTTACCTTTGCCGATGATACAGCCGTCTCTCATGTTGATAGGAATGAGCAGGAGTTCACCGGCCTTGGCAGAGATAGCTCCCTTGCGAACCATGTTCGTCTCCAAGTCGATGTAGTTGTGAATGGTCTCGAAACCACCCCAATGGTTCCAGCCCATCACATCGAGAATGGTCTCGGCAATGGCATAGCGGTTGAGGGCGGCGTACCGCTGGCAGATTCTCATGTCGTGCAGATAGTCTTCACGATTCTCGCCGGTGAGGTAGCACAGCTCCTTCGGAATACCGAGAGGGTTCGGGCTGAACTTGCGGTGAAGCTCCCGGATAGCTTTCTCGATTTCCTTCTTTCGTCCCTGCGCCGTGTACTCGGCAATCAACTGCTCCTGCCGCTTGTACAGCAGGTCTTTGCCCGACATGGTCTCCACGGCGAGAGCCTGATAGTACTCTGCTACCTGCTTTCCGAGGTTGCGGCTTCCCGTGTGGATAATGAGGAACTTGTTGCCGTACTCGTCCATGTCGATTTCGATGAAGTGATTGCCGCCGCCAAGAGTGCCAATGCTTCTCTTAATGCGGTCGATGTCTTTCAGGTGACGGTAGCACCGAAGCTCGTCCAGCATATCGAAACGAACATACTTGCCCTTGCGCACCTCTCTGCCAGAGGGGATATGCTCACGAATGGCAGAGTCGAGGGCGGCGAAGTCGATGTCGATTTGTCCGAGTTCCACGGTGCGCATACCGCACCCAATGTCTACACCCACAATGTTCGGAATCACCTTGTCACCCAAGTCGGCGGTGAAGCCGATTACACACCCGGCTCCTGCGTGGACATCGGGCATGATACGAACCTTGCAGTCAGCGAAGACGGGTTGCTTCACGAGGGTGTAAATCTGGTTCAGGGCTTCGGGTTCGATATTGTCAGTGAAGATTTTAAGGTCACTCATTTTCGTCACTCCAATCCTTGTCATAGATTTCATAGCGGTTTTCGATGTCGAAATTGACAACCCGCTTCACCTCAAGCGTCTTGAGACACACGACACGATAGTCCTTGCCACACCTGCGGCGGCAAAAATCGGCTTTCGCAGTTGCCAAACAGTCGTAGGTGAGAGCCTGATTTCTGCTCGTTCTCTGGTGCGGCGGGAAATATCGGTAGTCTGTTCCATACAGAAAATTACCCGTTTTGATGTTCTGTATTGCGAACATATTCTTCTCCTTTACTGTTTTCCTCTCAAACAATCTCCTTCAATTTCAGACCCCAATAGATTACGAAGCCGCTGGAAGTCGATTTGCGGTCAAACCATTCAGGGTGACGCTCCATTTCGGAATTGAACTTCCTCGCCGACAGCACATAGGCTCCCTCGGACTTCGCCCACATCTTGAACGCTTGGTAGAGGTCTTTCGCCTTGATGTTGGTGCGCTTGCCCTTCTCACCGAAGGGGTTGTTCTCGTCCTCCGGGACTCGCACACAGCGGTTTTCGAGGAATTGAAGTACAAGGTCATTCTCTCGCTCGTACTTCGTCACGACAGACCTCAGGGACTCAGACATGGCGAGACCGTGTTCCTTGTACTTGATATACCCACGCACCAGCCACATGAAAATGCCGCTCATGGCTTCCTGAGAGGTCAGCTCGTCCTTGAGGTGAGTGTCCTGCTCGGCGGGAGAGAAATGCCGGTTGAACTCAATCACCTTGATACGCTCGGAAGCGAACAAGCTCTTGTCCGTCACCATCGGGAGGTCATTACAGGACAGCCAGAGGGTGAACTGCGGCTTGTAGGTGATTGCCGACTGGTACAGCGCACGAGCGGAGATTTCCTCACCACCCGTGAACTGCTTGATTTTCTCCTCGTCCAGCTTGCCGTACTCGTTGGACTCGCTCATGGTGACAAACCGCTTGCCCTTGAGACCGGCGAGGGTAGGAGAAGCCGCTTCTGCGTCCTTTTGCCGGTCTCCTCGGCAAATCATACCGACAGGGGCAACCTTGGCGTAGTCACCGAGCATGGTCTCAATCGTGTTGAGGAGCGTGGACTTGCCGTTGCGGGTGGTCTTGCCGTGCAGAATGAACATGCACTCCTCGTTGCTCATGCCGAGAATAGAATAGCCGAGGGAGCGTTGTAAGAAGTCTGCCTTGTCTTTGTCACCTTGCGTAACTTCGTCAATGAACTTTTCCCAACGCTCACACTTGATGCCTCTGCGGACGGTGTGACGGAAGTTGGTCTGCATGGTGAGAAAATCGTCCCACTTGGCTTCCCGGAAAGAGAAGTCCCGCAGAGAGTAGGTTCCGTTCAGGCAGTTTATGAGATAGGGGTCAGCGTCAAAGTCAGTCGCAGAGATACGCAGTTCGCCGGTTGCGTCCTTGAGGATTCGGTCTCTCATGCGCCGGTCACCCATCTTGTTCACGAAAGAGGTGTAGGACTTACGGGTTTCATCGTCCACGATTTCCCCGCAGTAGAGAATCATCAACCGCACGAAGTCTTTGATTTTCTCCGAGACGAGGATTGCGCCCTCGTCCTTGCGCCATGCACCCTCGAAGTAGGTGTACCAGCTCTTATGCTCGGTGCAGTAGCGAGCTTCCCGGTTATACAGCATACCAAACAGATTTGCCATACCCATTTCCGACCACTCAAAACCGGAGGAAGTTTCGTCCGCTTTCTCCGGGTGGTAGGACTTGATGATATACATTTTTTCGGACAAGTCCTCGTCCATAATGACTCTGCCGTTACGAAGCTCAAAAAGTTCTCGATCACTTACCACGATTGCGTTCACCTCCTACCGCAATGGCGCATTTTTGCTTATCTTCTACCCACCACGCACAGTTTTCTCTGCGGCACTCGCAACCGATAATGGTTTCAAATGCCGGAGAAGCTACGAACAGAGGGCAGAGCAATTTATCTTCATTCATCGGTATTACCTCCTGTGATGTATTCGTGGATAATCTTCGTGCCACGTCCTTTGCACTTGGTATAGGGACGAATGTACACGACCTTGCCGGACTTATAGTGTCTCATGTGACCTCGAACATCGAACTCGTGTTGAGGTTTCGCACCTTTACCAGTAGGTGTAGCAGGAGCGTGTTCGCAGGAGATATAAGCCTTGAGCTTTCTGTAAATCAATTCGTCTGAATCAGAGTTGCTTTCCACGTTCAGTCTGTGCTTCCCGGAGCTTTCCACGAATACTCGGTCAGCATACAGAATGGAGTAGGCAACCGTCATGCTTACCGTGACCGTCATAAGTGCGACTTCTTTGAGCCACTGTTCCTTACCTCGTTGGAGAGCTTTGACCTTATAAGAAGTAGCCCAATCGAAGGAAATGGGGTTGAAGTCCTTCATTGTACAGCTTACGACACCTACGCACCTGTGACGGTAAAAGACGGTGCATTTGAAAACATGACAGCCGAGGTGTGCTTCAATGATGGTGTCAATCTCGTATGTCTCGCCGGGATTGATGTTCTCGAAAACATAATGAATTTTGTGCAAAGGGAATTTGTCTTGAGTCGCAATGTTGAAACTCGCCGCCAAATACCCCTTCTTTTCAGTGAGCAGGGCAAGTCTGTCAAACTCAGCACGATTGATTCTGATTACGTTTTCAATCATTTAGAACACCTCCATTCGTCTCAAATTACTTTCCGCAGGGTTCGTTGCAGATAATACGTCCGCTCTTGCACTTAGGCACAAGCATGAACCAAAGGTCAGCCGGGACGAGGTACACCATCTGCTGTACCAGCTCCCGGATTTCCCATTGTGCTCTCATGCACAGCCGCTCGTTGCTCATGTGAATCAGCTCCCGAAGATTGCAGGACAGATAGAGAGAGGTCTCACAGGCGTTAGGGAGAACAAATCGTGCGTCTTCGTTGGAAACTCCGCTTCGCTGATAGTCCTCATACAAGTCCTTAAAGTCTTCCATGTCTTTTGCAAAAGCCTTAGGGTCGATGGAAGGAGGGGTCACAAAATCGAAACCGTCCTCGGAGCAGTACCGCTGAGACCTCTGGGTAAAGCTACAATGCCGGTGCCGAACAAGCTGGTGAGAACAGGCACGAGAGATACCCTCGATTTTGAAGGTGAAGTAGATATGCTCGAACACGCTATGGTGTCCATTGCGGTACAGGTGCTTCACCAGCCCAAGCGGGTTCTTGGGGTCGCTGTCATAGCAGATACTTGCGATTGCCGCAATGGTATTGATAGGGTCAGGCGTTGCCTGAATGAGTGTGACCAACATGGTGAACCTCCTTATTTATTCATTACTCGCTCCAAGAGCTGTTCGTACAGATTCTTGTACAGGTCTCTCTCGATTTCCTCCCGGCACTGGATGTCAGCTTTCGGGTCGGGAGTGTTCGCCGCCTGTTGCGGAGCTTCCTCCATGCTGGCAGAACGGATACCGAGCGAGTACAGCAGAGCGGAGTCAATCTGCTTCATTTCCTCAGCCGTGCAGGAACGGACAAAGCCGTCAAGCCGTTCCTTCGAGACCGTCTGGATGTTCTCGCACAGGGCGGTCGAAGGGACTTTGCACTGAACCGGCACATGCGTGGGCATGGGCTTCTTCTCCTGAGAGGTCAGGAACACAACCTCCACATTGGGAGAGTACCTGTTGGCGAGGTCGTTGGAAACGATAACGCCGGGTCTATGACCACCCTGCTCGGAGCCAGAGACGGGAGAGTGAGCAATGAAGAAGATGTCCCCCCGGTAAAAGTCTTGAGTCATGATGTAATCCTCCTTAATCTGAATGAGATAATTTATTGCCTTGTTGTGATTAGATAATAACACGGAAAAGATTATTTGTCAACCCTCTCGGAAATATTTTTTATCTTTTCCGTGTTATATCTTATCTCTTGTAACGAGTCACGCTGTTACAGATGGTTCGGATTTCGTTTCGGTCGAGGGGCGGGTCACAGGCCACCATGTTGGCGTACAACAGCTCGTCATAGATTTGCTGTTTGCTGTACCCCTGATTGTGGAGCATACCTGCGAGAGAAGTCAGACAGATGTTCCTACTCCCATCGGGAATCCGGGGATAAACGGGACGGAGCTTTATGCGGTTGTTCTCAGGAAGACTCCATATCGGAGAATAAATCCTGCCGCCGTATCGCTCCCCGGCCTTTTCCTCTCTGGTCTCAGGGAAGTACTTTTCCACCACACAATCAATGGCTCCTTGGTCTTCCACAATGGTGTCGTACAGGAGCGTATCGCCGGTCATGATGAAGTACCGAGCCGCTTTGTAAATCTCCACCCCTGCGAGGTTGTTCTTGCCCTTGAAGGGGAGAGTCCCCCTGAGCAGTATGTGAAAGCCCCTGCCGCTCTTGGACTTCTCGGTGTAGCTCTCACACAGCCCTATGATTTCTGCCGCCAGAGGGGAGAGAAAACCGTCTTGGTCATACCCATCGTCAATGTCAATCCCCACATAGCCGTTATCATCGAACACGAACCCGCAGTAGTCATAGTGTCCCTCCGACACGGCCTTGTAAGCCGTGTCGAAGGAAGACCATGTTTCAGGATTGGTGGAGGAAGCGGCTTCTGGTGCGGTCGCTTTCATCGGAACTTTGCTGTCGCTACGAGTACAGACCCACTGATTCAGTTGTTTCAGTTCTTCGGGAATGTTCTCGTAGCGTGTCAAATCAGGTTCCTCCTCTTAGCGACCTTGCGCTCCAACTCGTTGACCAAAGCCCACACTCTGTCCTGCTTGATGTTCTTGGTCACGGAGACCTTGTAGACATTGTCAGGAATGGTATCGCCCTCCTGATAGATGAACAGCAGAATCTCTCTTTCGCTGTCGGTGAAGCCCTTCAAGGCGTTCTCACAGGCGTACCAGTTCTGCTTGTCAGCGTCAGAGCGGAACTTGGGGTTGGGGTGTCGAGCGTAGAACTTCATGCAGTGCTGGATGTAATCGGTATAGAAAGTTCTCATTCCTCAACCTCCGCTTTGTCCTCAGTCTTCTTGGGAGTGGTGCGCTTGAAGACCTCGCCCTCGAAGTACCACTCGTTGTTGATATTGATGGGGTAGCCCTCCACATCGGACTTTTTCATCTCACCGTGGTCGATGATGTGCTGAGCGGAAGCAACCGCCATCTGGTTTTTCACCAAGTCCTTGCCGGTGCGAAGCAGGAAAGTCACTTTCCCGTTCACGCTTTTCAGCTTATAGTTCATTGTTTGCCCTCCTTGTTCCATTCGGCAATGTCAATGCCGTATCGTTCCAGATTGTGCCTACACAGCCAAGCCATGTCCTCGTTGCCCATTTCGTACCGCTTTTCCAGAGCGTCCAGCTCGGCGGCATAGCTCTCAAAGAACCTCCTCAGCCGCTTCTTCCCGAAGCCGAACCGCTCATGCAGAACCCACAGAATGACGGAGTCCATTTCAAGCTCGTTCTTTCTGTCGAACTCGGCGCACTGACGGAGTATTTCAGCGTCAATGGCTTTCTGCTCCTTTGCGCTGAACTTCACAGCAAAGATATGACCTCGGTTCTTCTTGAATATCGGCATATCAGACACCTACCACATGAGACGCAATCATGTCTGCTTGATGTGTCCAGAGTACATTCGGGAACTTGTGAACAGCGTCAGTGAAGCTCCTCCAATGTTCTTTGTCGGTAAAAGCACCCATGTGGTAGAGAATACACATGGACTCCTCCTCGGTCAGCGTCATGTGCTGAGACAGGAGAATGACCGATTTATCTCCATGTCCCTTGACGAGCGTGTTGGGGTTGTACTCCCACGCTTGCTCGTCATAGATGGTGGTCTCCTCGGAGCCGACATAAAGCGTCTCCTTGATGGGGTGGCGGTACTGGTCGATTTTGCACAGGTCGTGGAACATACCCACAATGAAGGGGCTTTCCACTCTGCGCCATTTCAGACCGTTCTTCGCAGACAGGTCTACGAGCGTGTTCATCACCATCAGCGAATGGTCGAACAGACCGCCCTCGTATGCCCCGTGGTACTTGGTGCTTGCCGGGGCGTGAAAGAAGCCGTTTTCCATCAGGTAGGTCTTGAACTCACGAGACACGATTCTGTCCAGACCTGCGGCTTCAAAAAGCTGTACTCGCTCTAATTCAGTCATTGGCTTTCTCCTTCATCAGTTCACAGATGAACGCCATGTTGCAAGCCATGTGCTTGTAATGCTCGATACCGCTCTCAGCGTCCTTGGAGTTATTGTCTTCGATGAAGGACAGCCAGTGCCGGTAAAAAGCGTCAATATAGCGTTGCAGTTCGACTTTCTTCCAGTTGTCGGGGTCGTGGTACTTCTCCGTGCCATACTCCCGAACGACCGCAATGTCACGAATGATTTGAACCGGGACGAGGGAGAGCTTCGCTTTCCCCATATCGTCCTTTGCAATCTCCATATCATTTCCTCCTACTCCGCAAAGCCCTGCGTAAAGCCCGCTCCCTCTGCGTGTAAAGGCCATTCATGGTTTCACGCCACTTGCGCTCTTTCTCCTTGAGCTTTTCATATTCTTGCTCCTCAGACAGGTATTGGGCGCAAGTGGCATGACAACCAGCATGGCGTTTGGGTGCTACACAGTCCTTGCAACACTTGATTGCCACGAATTACAGACCGCCGAGCAGAGCGTCAAGGTCAAGCCCTTTTGCCGCAGGAGCGGGAGCGGCGGGGGCGGCGGGAGCCGGGGCGGTAGCAGGTTTCGCAGTGGCGGGAGCGGCTTCGGTCTTACCGAGCGTCAGCGCACGGGCAACCGGCTCAGTGTCGAAGTACTCTGCCGGGGACTTCTCGCCGAGGTTGGCGAAAGTGACCATCTTGTTCGGGTCTTTGTTGGAAGGGAGCTTGGTGTGTACCACCTCAGCACAGATGAAGTGGTCGATAAGCTCTGCCGGGTCGATGTCCTCCAAGGTGTAGTCACCCATCACGGTCTTGGCGAAGTAGGAAAAGGCGTTCAGAGCCTTTTCGTTCAGCTCGTCATTGTTGTCCTTGATGGAGAATCGCTCGGTGTGGGTCATGCCAGCGGCGTTCACCAGCTTGACCTCAATCTTGCCAAACTCCTCGTCATAGGTAGCGGCATACACACGGAACACATAGGTTCCTTCGGGAATGAGAGTGAAACCACTCGTCATAGGGATTCGTGCCATTGTCTTTGTCCTCCTTATTTCTTCTTTGCGCTCACATACATGGCATAGCCCACAATCAGAATCAGCTCAACCAGAATGGTAGAAACCACGCCAGCCACAAACGGGTCGATATACATGGTCTTCACCTCACTCCTCGTAATCGGTCGGGAAAATCAGGCCGATTACTTCCTCGTCATGGAGCAGACCTGCGAGGTGCTTGATAACCAGAGCCTTGCCCTCGCTGGTCTCGCTCTCGGTATCGAACTGAGCGTACATTTCGACAGTGTCCTTGCGCTCAATGAGGGCGTAGGAGCCGTTGTCAATGGCAACCTTGCTCTGCCTGTCCTCGGTCTCGTAAATGCGGACGCAGTCCTTAATGACCCCATCGGCATACGGCATGACAGCTTTGGCGAGGTCGCAGGGGTTGGTGAAGCTGTCGTAGTTGATGATGTTCTCCACGAAATCGGGCATGTCGGCAATGTCAGCACAGGTGACGCTACGGATGTCCTCCGGGATTTTCATGAACACTCGCTCGGAAGCAAGCCAGCGTTCACCATTCTTGCGATTGTACACGATACCGTCAGACCCAAGAGCCTTTACGAATTTCTGAAACTTCATGATAATCCTCCTTATTTCACAGTCATGCGGTACTGCTCAGACTTCTTCTGGTACTTCTCAAGCAGACCGTCAGCTTCCAGAGCTTTCTTGTCGATGGTGGTGGTCTCCGAACGAGATACCGTCCAAGTGTAGGTCGAACCCTTGATTTCGACCTTCTTGTCACCGTCACGGAACTGCGTCATAGCGTGTTCCTTGATGATGTCGGAAATCTCTTTCAGCCGCTTCTCCTTGTCGGCGATTGCGGCGGCGGTCATATCGACCTCCTTCTTGAGACCTTCGGCTTCCTTAATGAGAGCGTCAATGTCGGTGTCCGGGGTGAGATTGTGGGTGCGCAGAGCCGCCAGAATCTCAGCGTCCTTCTTCTCGTCATAGACCGGGGAGATACCACCCGTCACATACTCGCCCCACCAAGACTTCACCTCAGCGACCATGCGCTCGAAGTCCGGGTAACGCTCACTGACCTTGAACTCCACCGTGATGGTGTTCTTGATGTTGGGGACGAACTTGGACGGGTCTTCGTAGTCCTTCTCCTCAAGGAAGGAAGCGACCATAATGACATTGTCCACACCGAGCAGGTAGGCGTAGAGAGCCGCCTGTAATGCGTAGTACTCAGGAGCGTCATTCTGCCAGTCCTCGATACGCTTGGTGGTCTTCATTTCGAGTACGGTGTCCACCGTGCCGTTCTCGTCCACACCGAGATAGTCCCACATGCCGCCGAAGTAGGGGTTCTCCGGGAAGAAATCGCCCCAAGTCTTGTTGAAATAGTCCTGCCCGTAGCGGTCGGTGGGAGTAATCAAGTCCATGCCGTAGGACTTCTTCATGTACTCGGCCTGTTTCGGCTCGATGGTCTTACCGGCAATGGTGTAGATGGTGTCCTCGAAGGGCTTCTCGTAGGTCTTGGTGATAGCGCACCACATTTCAAACGGGGTAGACCAAGGGTTCAGGCCGAGAATGGTGGCAAAGCGTGTGCCGGTGACTTTCTTGGTGCGCTTGGGCGGCGTAATCTGAATCTGCTTGGAGTCAAGCCACTTCATCACTCATTTCCTCCTTCCAGCATGGCGGTGATTCGGGTAATCAGGGCTTCGCAGTCGGACTTGCTGATTTCGGTGAACCCCTTGGTCTGCACCGCAATCTGAGCAATCAGCTCCTCCTTAGTGGGGTCGCTGTCCTTGAGCTTCTTGAGGACGCTCTTGAGACCCTTAATCTGCAAGGTGGTGGCATTGTCAGCCGGTGCGGTCAGCTCCTCCTTGACCTCCTGACGCTGTTGGGGAGTAGCGGGAGCCTTGGGAGCGGCGGGGGCGGGAGCGGTGTCAGCAGGGACAGGCTTGCCAGCGTTTGCGTCAATGGTGTCGCTCTCGCAGATGTCCAGTGCCATCATGTAGAGGTAGCGGCGCATGTAGGTGATGGACGAACCAAGGGCTTGCATTTCGTTGGTGGCCTGTTTGCCGGTGTTGCTCATGATAGGAGCAATCTGGTTGAAGGGAGCCACGAACGAAACGGTGTCCTCCGGGTTGTCGGTGTTGATAATCGTCATAGTGCCGGTATCAGCGGTGAAGTTCACCACAGGCACGAGACCGATTGCCGAGAAGATACGGATTGCCGGGGGAACAATATCGTCCAGCTCGAAGTACTTGAACGACAGGTGCATGTTCTTGCCGGTCTTCTGGACATCGGCGTTGAGGAACTGCTCTCTCGCCTTAATGAGTTTTTGATAGACATTCTCGGTTTTAGTGGTCGTTGCCATTGCTTTTGTCCTCCTTGTTGTTTTCTTCTTTTCGGGCTTGATACCCAAAAAGTCATTGACTCGCTTTCGTGCCATGTCGATGTAGAACTGCTTGTCCACATCGGCAATGGTCAGGTGGTTATCGTTGTCGATGATACAATGCTCCGGGAGCATTTCGATTTTGGCGGTAGACTCGTTCTCAGCCTTGACTTTGAACAGCTTCCCGTATCGCTCGTCTGCCGTTGCATATACCCGGTTCACTCGCTGTACCGGGACTTGTACGCCATCGACAAGGTGATATGCTTCACGATATTTCGCCCCAGCCTTTGCAATAATCTGGAACTGGAAAATATCGTCACAGCCATTGATGGTGTCTTCCACGGGTGTACCGTGAACGAAGTACTCTCGGAGAGCGGTCGCAACGATACAGCAGGAATTGTTGATTTTCCAAGCACCCACGCTGGAAATGCCCTTGACAAGATAGCCGCCCTTTTCTTTGACCTCTCCGCTCGGTTGCACTTCGATATAGTTGTTCACATCCTTCTGCGCAATCTTCATCACGGAGTCTTCTTCCAGCTCAAAGCCGGTGCGCTTCTGCCACTCGTCACAGATTTCGTCCAGCTTTCCGAGGTCGGCTCGATTGCACTCGACCATGATACCGTCCGTGTTGAGCTGGACGATTTTCAGCCCCGGAATGTCAGCGTACAGGTGTTCAGCCAGCTCAAGGAGGAACAACTGCCCGGTGATACACACAGAGCGTCCCATGAGGGGGTCAAACAGGTCGTTGTACCTGTTGAGCAGTGCGCCGTAGGTCGTGTTCACAACCAGCTTGAGGGCGTTTGCGGTGGCCTTGTCTCCGCTTGCCTTGGCTTTCATACGGGTTTCCAGCACTTCCTCGAAGACCTGCGCCGAGGGGATGTTGCGGGAGGTGTAACCACACAGCGTCATGAGGTGCGGGTAGTAACTCGCCACATCCTTGTTGCGGATAACCCGTTCATCGGTCTCCTCGAAGAAGTAGTTCGGGATTGCGGCGTGAATACCACCATATCCCACGACACCGGGACACTCACCGATGGAGAATGTCTGCTTCTCGCTGAACAGCTCCGTGTCCGAGATTGACGGGTCGTACATCTTGTCAAAGAAATCGAAAATCTCCTGCGGGATGTACTCTCGCTTGAGGTGCGAAGGGTACACATACTTGCGTTCATCGTCATGGGGTTGCTTGGTCGCTTTCAGCAGGGCGGCGGTCAGCTTGGCGTTGGTCATGCCCATGGCTTTCACATCGTCCAGCCCCGCCAGTTTGCCAATGTGGACTTTGTTCTTGAGATAGTCCTTCCGAAGCTCCACAAGCCGCTCAGTCGTGTCAACATCGTGCATACAGTACTTGGCGGTCTCTTTCAGCTCGTCTTCGGTCAAAGCCCGGTCGATGTCGAAGGGGACGGTGGACTCCTCAACGGACAGTCCTAAGTGACCCTCAATGGCCTTGAGGGACAAGCCCATCTGCATATCGTCTTTGATGTCCACATTGTTGAAGCGGAAGAAGAAATCCCTCAGGGCGGGGTATTCCCAACCCTGACCACCTCCAATGAGGTAGTCATTGACCGCTTTCACTTCCTGCGGTACGAAGCCACAGCAGATAGCCTTGATGATGAATTGGTCGTAGTGTTTGGAGTTGAAACCCACATAGATGTTGTCCTCGGTAATGCACTGTTTCAGCTCCTCGTTGTCGTTGTGGACGATGGTGTACTTGCCGGTCTCTGTGTCCTTGAAGACCACAAGCCAGTCTTCGCAGAAGACCTCCACATCGTAGACAATCAGTCTCACTGGTTCACCTCTTATTCCACGAAATAACAACCGTTTTTACGGTAGGTAGTACAACGCTTTTTGTAGGACTTCACGAGGTATGCGACATCGTCAACGAAGTCATAGGCGATAGGTTCTGCCTTACCATCGAAGACACGAGCGATTCTGCCAATGCTCTGCGTCACGACAGCGTAGTCCTTCTGAGGGGTGGTGAGGAACAGCCGCTCCAAGCGGGGTATGTCCAACCCCTCTTTCGCCAGAGAGTAGGTTGCGAACAGGTACTTTTTCCTACCTGAGCGCATGTCCTCAATGGCTTTCTCTCGCTCCGCTTTGCCCTTCTTCGTTGTCATTTTGCCGCTCACCATCACAGCGTCCCGTCTCATGTGCGCTGGTAGCCAGTTCATGAGGTGTTCCAAGTGACTGAGCCGGTCGGAGAGAATCAGACAGCTCTTGCCCTCGTTGAGCTTGATGGTGTTCACAATCACTTCCTCCCGGCGTAGGTTTTCGGTGAGGTAAGTGACCATCTTCATGTAGTTCAGTGTCCCATCGGTGTTCAGGCAATCTCGGCTAAGTTCCACCCCTGTCGCAACGGGGAGAATACCAACCTTCATGATTTTGTCACCCACCGCCTTGTCAGGAACGGTGTATATAACATGACCGAGCAGGGCGTAGGTGGCTTCAATCATGCCGTCAGACCGATGTACCGTTGCCGAGAGACCGATTTTGTGCCGAGCGGACAAACTGTTCAGCACCTTGTAGAACTGCGTCATGGCGGTCGGTGTCCCGGAACAGCGGTGGCACTCGTCCACGATGATGGTGTCCCACAGGTCTTTGTACTGAGCCAGATTGAGCTTGCACATGGTCTGGATGGTGGCAAAGGTGATACCGCTTCCGATATTGACCTTGCCCTCGGTGATGGTTCCGATAACCCGCTTGTCCATGTACAGTTCTGCTCGTTCTTTGCTCTGCCTGAGCAAGTCCAGCGTGTGAGTCAGCCAAAGGGCTTTCTTCCCAAACCGCTTCACAAGGGCAATGCCCATTTGGGTTTTTCCGCTTCCTGCGGGGCTTTGCAAAATACCGTACTGTCCAGCCGCCACAGCGTCCACAGCGGCCTTTTGGTAGTCATAGAGGGGAATATCCACCCCTCCATAAGAGACCTCCTCAGCGGCCTTAAAATCGCCTATGAAGACAGCGTTCTTTCGGACGGACTCAGGGAGTGACCTCAGCGTTCCGAACGGTAGAACGATACTGGTTCCTCTCTGCTCGTATAAGCAGAGGGTCTTCGGTGTGTTGCCGAGCCACAAGTTCATGCGGACTTTCTTCTGGTACTCAGGGTTCGCAATCCGCATGTGCTTACTGCACCACACGAGCAGTTCTGCCGAGGGGTTGTCGATGGTCAGAGTGTTCGAGACGGTGATTATCATGCAAACACCACCCACGCTTCCAGTACTCGCCCATAGAAGCACATGTCCCTGAAACTGATACTCGATTGAGTCTTGGACAGGCGTTTCAGCGTGTCATAATCGAGCATGAAGATGTATCCTTCGCACTTGAGGGCGAACCAGCCAGTTCCGTTCCCGCTTTCCTGCCAAGCTCTCATGGCGGTGTGCTGATTGTCCTCGATACGGGAGAATGGGAATCTCCCTCTCGAACAGACTTTGCAGTCAATCAGATAAGACTTGCCGTCTCTGACCGCAATCACATCGGCGGGTTGCCCAGCTTGGTTTTGAGCGAGGTTGTGACACCAGAACCCCTCCCGAAAGAGGATTTCGCAGAAGACGGACTCGAAGCTATTTCCGAGCTTCTTGTTTGTCATTGCGTAACACCTCCTCGTACTCGTCCATAAGACCGAGAATCTTGGTGGAATAGGCGGTGCTTGTGACCCCATTCTCCCATGCCTTTTGCGCTCCGTAATTTCCCATGTTGTATGCCATGAGAGCCTTGCCGTAATCACCGTACTTCTCAATGTAGCTACCGATGATGGTGATACCGCAGAAAGCGTTCTGGTACGGATTGAGGAAGTCAGCCGTTCTGTACTTCTCCTCAAGCCACTCGTGGTTTATGGCATTGATTTGCATGAGACCGTAATCGTTGGTGGAGCTTACCACCTCCGGGTTGAATCCGCTCTCATGTTCAATCATGGCGAGAGCCAGTGTCACCGGGACACCTTTGTCTGCGCAGATTTCGTAGATGTACCTCTGCAAAGAGTCTGACAGGGGAACATCGAACAGGAACACTTCGGTCTCCTGCGGTAAACCGTCCGTCTCGTGAACCGGGACTTCGATGGTTTTAGTGACAGTCACCGTCTTGTGCGGTGTGGTGAGAACTCCAAGCAGATAACCTGCCGCTCCTCCTGCCAGCACCAGCACGGCAAGGAAGACACCGAGCTTTTTCAGGTTGTACTTGGGTCTCTTTTTGCTTTCTCTACATTGCGTAGCCATTTTCGAAAATCCTCCTCATTTTTCGGGTCTGCATAGAACTTCTCCAAGAGACCCATCAAGGGTCGTGCGAGGTCTGATACTTGGGAGTCACTGAGACTCGTATTCAGTGAGGATTTTGTCACATTCATCCAGAACCACCTTAGCCTTGGGGTAGGTATAGACCCCACGAACAATGCTCGACATTTCGGGTGGCTGAACTGTGATACCTCGCTTACGCAGTTCAAGAATCAAATCCACCTGCTTAATACCAAGCCGCTTCATTCGCTCCTGAATATGACTCATGCTTTTACCTCCTCTCATGATTCAGAAAACGAGAATTGCCTTGACAGTAAGCCGAATTGATGTTATTATTCTTATAGGAGTAATCAAACCTCAACCTCCTCGAAACTGCCACTTTCAAGGGGGTCGGCTTCTTATTGTCAATTCGCTATTCCCGAACTTCTTGGTCTTATTATAGTTCTTCTTTTGCGAATTGTCAAGAGGGTAATTCAAATAATCCGAATTAAAATTTGCGGAAGGAGAATTGCAATGTCTTTCAAAGAGAACATCAATCGGATTTGCCTTGAGCGTGGGACAAACCTCACGGCGGTTGTGAAAGAGGTAAAGGGTTCGTCCTCGTTCACCAGTGCAATCAACAAGGGGTCTCTGCCCAAGGAAGAAGAAATGGTGGCAATGGCTAAAATCCTGCACTGTTCCGTCATTGACTTCTTCATGGACGAAGAAGACCTCGCTCCGAAGGACACCCCTCAGAACGAGGACGAAGAAGATTTGCTCAGAATCTACCGTTCGCTTTCCAGACGGAGCAAACACGAGTTCATGAGCATGGCCTATGAATATGAGAACCGTGAAGAATTGGAGGGGGATAAAGAAGTTCCTACGAACGGAGAAGATAGTCCCCATAGAATTGCTCATGCGTAAAAAGGCGTTGGAGGTGATACTACGAAAGCGGTAATCTATGCCAGATATTCGAGCCATAGCCAAAGGGAAGAATCCATAGAGGGACAGCTTCGGGAGTGTCACGACTTTGCGCTGAAAAACGGAATGACCATCATCGGTGAGTACTGCGATAAGGCAATCTCAGGAAAGACCGACAATCGACCGAGCTTCCAACGGCTCATAAAGGACAGCGAGAAGGGGCAGTTTGAAGCGGTGATAATGTATACCCTTGACCGTTTCGCTCGAAATAGGTACGACTCTGCCATCTACAAAGCAAAACTGAAAAAGAACGGTGTGCGGGTCTACTATGCCAAACAGCCAATGCCCGACACGCCAGAGGGCATTATCCTTGAGTCCGTGTTGGAGGGGTATGCCGAGTACTACTCGGAGAACCTGTCACGCAACATCAAACGGGGCATGAAGGAAAACGCATTGCAGTGCATTGCCAACGGTGGAGCCGGTATGCCCTTGGGGTACACGGTAGGCGAAGACAGAAGGTACAAGATAGACCCCGTTGGAGCAAGAATCGTTCAAGAGATTTTCCAGATGTACGCTGACGGTATGTCGGCTACGCAAATCATCAACGAGTGCAACAAGCGTGGCTATAAGACCGCACGAGGAAATGCGTTCAACAAAAATAGCCTACGCACCATGTTGAAGAACGACAGGTACATAGGCGTATATCGGTTTGCGGATGTCGTGGTGGAGGGTGGTGTCCCGCCCATCATAAGCCGGGAGCTGTTTGACAAGGTTCAAGCTACCCTCAAGCACAACTATTCAGCCCGTGCAAGGAACAAGGCCAAGGACGATTACCTTCTCACCGCCAAGCTGTTTTGCGGTCACTGCGGCTCCTCCATGGTGGGAGAGAGCGGCACTTCAAAGTCTGGAAAGCTCCATCACTACTACAAGTGCATAGAGCGCAAGCGCAAGCACAAGTGTAATAAGGCCGTGGAGAAGAAAGACTGGATGGAGGAGTTGGTGGTTCGCTTCACTGTCCAAAAAGTGCTGACCGATGAAAACATAGAGCGCATTGCGGTCAAGGCCATGGAGATTATCGAGAAGGAGTCTGCTGACACCACCTACATTGATGGTCTACGAAACGAGCTGAAAGAGGTTAAGAAGAAAATCAAGAACCTCATGACTGCCATCGAGCAGGGCATTATCACCCCGTCCACCAAGGAGAGGATGGACGAGCTGGAACTTGAGAAGAACGAGATAGAGGGAAGAATCGCCAGCGAGGAAATGAAAAAGCCACTCCTGACGAAAGAGCGCATAATGTACTGGCTCTACTCGTTCAAAAGTGGCAATATAGATGATGTCGAGTACAAGCGTAGGGTGATAGACACGCTGGTGAACTCGGTGTATGTCTATGATGAAGGGGACAAAGGGAGAAGAATTGTCTTCACCTTCAACATATCAGGGCAAAACACCGCTACGCTCTCGTGTTCGGATATAGCGTGTTTCGCTCCACCACAAGTCAAAAAATCCGAACATTATCATCAATGGTGATACGTTCGGATTTTTGATTTTTATGAGTTGTTTTATAATTTAGAAATTACTGTGGTTTGTAGCATATTCTCGGCCTCCTCCAAGCCTTGCATCACTTCCGCCATGATGCAAGTGGCCAAGATAAATCCTGAACTGAACGCTTCACACTCAGTGATGCAGGACAGTTCACTTGTGCAGTCCTTGAATTTTTCAAAGGTTTCTTTTTGTTTCATTGTCAGACTTGAGTTCAGGTCTCCCTCGTTTTTGCATATCAACTTAACTTAACGAGTTTGCCACCCTCGTTTCTCAAAGAAACAGTTGATATTATCAATCAAACGATTTATAATATCAACTGTGATAATAGTTGTATGGAGGCTTATTATGACTACTTCTGAACAGATACGAGTTCTTTGTGTGCGTTCTGGCGTAAGTTTGTCAGAATTGGCAAGAAGAATAAATCAAACACCACAAAATTTCAGTGTTAAACTTAAGAGAAATACGGTTACACAAGATGAGCTAAATCAAATTGCTAATGTGCTCAATGTGAAATATGAACAGTATTTTGTTTTAGCTAATGGAGATCAGGTTCGATAAATAAAGAGAAGGTAAAAAATGGATACAAACATTATTTATAATATAGATTGCGTCGCCGGAATGAATCAAATGATAGATGAGGCGTCTATAGACCTTATCATCGCGGATCCACCATATTTTAAGGTTATCGGCGAAAAATGGGATTATCTTTGGAGAACAGAAGAAGACTATCTTGAATGGTCAGAAAAATGGATTGCAGAAGCTGCCCGTGTTTTAAGAATGGGCGGTAGTTTCTATTTGTTTGGTTATTTTAGAATGTTAAGTAGATTGTTGCCTATTTTAGAAAAGTATGGTTTTGAACTTAGACAACAAATAGTATTAAATAAAGGCATGCAAGCTGTATCTGGGCGAGCAACTAAAAATTATCGAATGTTCCCTAATGTGACCGAAAGTATTTTATTTTTATGTAAAGATCCCAAACCTTTTGCAAAATCCTTTTTAAAGCAAAGGCAAAAAGAATTAGGTTATTCCGCAAAACAAATCAATGAGATGTTGGGTGTCAAATCAAACGGTGGCGGTATGTGGAGTATTTATACAGGCAAAAATGTTTGCGAGCAATTACCCACTGAAGAATTGTGGGACAAATTGCAAACAATTCTTGAATTTAACATTCCATACGATAAGATTAGTCAAACATATCATGCACAAATGGGGTTAACAGATGTATGGGATGACGTGAATTTTTATGAAGAAAAAGACCGCATCCATCCTACCCAAAAACCACAAAAACTGCTTGCAAGACTAATTCTTGCAAGCAGTGATGAGGACGATATTGTTTTAGATCCATTTATGGGTGGAGGTTCAACAGCCTTGGCTTGTATTAATAACAAGCGTAATTATATTGGATTTGAAATAGAACAAGAGTATTACGAAAAGTCGTTAGAACGATTAGCATGTAGACAGATGGCGCTATTATAATTATCTTAAATCGATAAACTGTGAGCGTAACGATAGTGGTATATCTGCTTTTTTCAAAACGATTTTAGGCAAATATATTTCATCCGCGAATTTGTTGCATAGATCGGCATTGGTTATATTATTAGTTTTCCTTATGTCTTCTAATAATTGCAATAGCTTTTCTTTATTTAATCCATTAACACGAGCAGATGGGCTGTATTTTTTAATAACATTTTTAATGTTAGCTACACTTATGGTAGTTGATCCAGAATATGAACTTAAAGGAAGTAGTACATCTGAATAAGTATTGTTTTTGGATGGGAATACATCGGTGATTATATTGCCATCATTTGTGATTTTTGATCTGTAAATCAAAGTTGGTTCTGTTAATGCGAATTTTAGCATATGAGGCCACATGTTAAACGGTGCTTTAGATGTTGACTGTGAACGAATATTGAGATAATAGTCAATCATACAGTACGCAAACCCTTTACTCTTTGGGTCAACTTCCCATATTGATGCAATAATGTCGTTGTTGTTGCTATCATATATGGATTCGAATTCAAAAAGAACAAAGTAATATCTGTAAGGATCCAATAACTTTGCAAACTCGTCATTGTTTCGGATTGCTATTAACCACTTCGAATCATCTTTCCTATTAATGCTTGTAGATCTGCATACAGCACATTCCGTTTCTAAACTTGAAACAACTGCACCACAAGCATTACAAGACCCAATTGATCGACTCTATAACAAGTTTTAATTTCACCATGTCTTTCATCATCTATAACTAAATCATAACCACGAGCACCAGATTTTCCGCCAGGATATCCTGTTACGACACTCACCAAATGCTGACCAACATATCCCATACGTGCCTGAGGCGTTTGTTGAGTTATTTTTGACCATGCATTAACTTTTGCTCTTAAATCAATATATAAATCTTTGATCAAGGCTTCAGAAGCTTCTATCGTTCCTAAAGTATAATTTAGCATAAAACCACTCCTTCAAATATATTTCCATTTTGTTCTAACACATTTCGACGTTTTTTACAATAGATTATTGGAGGTGATGCAATGTACTTTAAATATCTGTCGGCTGCGTTTGGCAGCGCCATGATCACATCGGTCTATTCGGCCAGTACCACGGGCCGCAGGGAACGGCGGCATTGGCGGTCGTCGCTCCGGTCTGGAACATCATCTACAGTCTTGGCCTTTTGATGGGCATCGGCGGCAGCGTGATTTTCAGTACAAAGCGCGGCAGCGAGAAATGCGACGGGAGTGAGAACCAGTATTTCACATCGGCCGTGATCGGCGCAGTGATCTTATCCATTCTGGCATGGATCGGGGCCATATGCTTCGAGCGCCCCATCCTGACCTTCTTCGGAGCGGATGGCTCCTACCATTGTCCGCACCTATGCGTTATCCTTCCTGCTGCTGCCGTTCAACATCTTCTCGACCTATTATTTCCAGGCGATCATGAAGCCGAAGGCAGCGTTCGTTGTTTCTGTGGCACGGGGACTTGTCATCAGCGGCATTTTGATCATGGTTCTTCCTGCGCTGGTCAACGCCGATGCGATCTGGTTTGCGATGCCAGTCACGGAGCTGCTGGTCATGCTTTACGCCGCTTCGATGATCCGCAAATACACAAGGGCTTTGCCGGGAGGTACCACTTATGCAGATACCTGCCATTGAAAGCAATGCACCCTCGCTGATCTGAAGCTGCTCCCTTAATAGGCCGCCCTGCACGCAGCGCCTCCCTTGCGGTATGGGGACGTGTTCGAATCTATTTGTGCCATGATAAAGTACAGTTTACAAGGGACTACACAGGGTAGGTATCTGACGGG